ATTACAACCGTAGGCTCATCTGGTAACTTCAAATTACCATCCTTATCCAAAGTAGCTTTAATTCCTAATTTATTCAAAACAGTAATTATATTTGCCTTCTGTAACATGTTTGCCAAATGTTGCTGCTCGTTCTTTACATTAATATCTCCAAACTTAACTTTCCAAGTTTTAATTCCCATTATCTTCAATAACGGTTTAAAGAATCCCATCTCAATACAATTCTGCGTTTCTAAAATAGTCCTATCAAATATATTAATTTGCTCTCCTTCTGCATTCAATCCACCAACACCAGCAGTACTTCCTGTTATAATCGGCATAACCCCATACGATGCGTTTATGTCGTTGTTAATACGCTCCATATATGGTAACGCCATCAACTCATCCATGTTAGGCATAACAGGCACAAACTTTGCTTGACCTGCCGATACACCCTCACCACGACTACTAATTATCGGAACAAAGTTAGGATTACGTCGCGTCTCCTCCGCAATGTATTCTCCTAACCGATTCAAACTCTCTTCATCATGACCGGGAATATCTAAGAAACCCTTAGGTGGTCTCTCTAATTTATAAATCTTGTTTTGGAAGTTTTCAATTGCAAGAGCTGTTTCGATTTTCTTAGAAAGACCTATAATTGGCGATTGTCCATATAATCGGGCACTCGCACTGTATTTATTAAAATGTATAATCTCATCCCTTGCAAAAGGAATATCATCCTGCTCTGAACCTTGGTCATAATAATATGCCATCTTTGCAGCCGGAAAATCTCCCTCCGTCTTTGAATTTTTATCCTCTACAAACTTACGCGTTATTGTATCAAAATAAATGTCATCCTTAAACCTTCCAAACTCATCTACATGAAATCGCATGCGCTTTGCATCTTCTACCCAAAGTTGCTTAACTATCTTATCCTCACTACCCTCTATTCTATCATAAACAATACTTACCCACACATCATCAAACACTTCTAACTGACGTATCATTGCCTTAAACAATTCCATTCCTGATATATCTGCATCTCCTCTTGTCGGGTCTCTCAATAAACTTTCTAAGATTTTTCTCTCCTCTTTGTCTCCCGCATCACCAATCGCGTGGTATTCCCATCCTTTCGCTACGGACTGTGACGCGATTCGAGTGATAACGGTTCTAAGATGAGAATACCTGTCAGCTAACTGTTCAAGATAACCTTGGTCAACTGGAGGTAATATCGAATCCTGAAACGATGCATTATTGCCCATCGCTGAATAAACTGGCGTTCTTGCTTCCTTCTCCAAACTTCGTGTATCATTTACCATCATCTCCTCTAAAGCCGAAACCTTACGAACTGGCTTACGCCCTAATATTCTATCGTACCATGCCATGTATTGCCTCCAATGTTCTATTTATCTTATTAAGCCTTTCTCTTTTTTGAATTATATCTAAAGTTTTTTTTAATCTTTTACTCCAACTCTGACCCGCATTGCCACCCATCATCTTCCACATTATCAATCCCTTACTAGGCTGTTTACGGTTATCAAAATTCTCACCTTTCGGGTCCACCTTCTCATGCCTTCTATAATACGTGTCTATACTTACCGCCGTCTTATATCCAACATCCTTCTGCATACGTAACTTGTAATTAATTGTCTTAGTTACCTTGCCACCACCATAACCATGCATAGTTCGTAAAGTCCGACCTCGCTTAGCCTCCTCCTTTACTCCATTAGGAATCTTGTATCTCGTTTTCTTATCTGCCATGATACTCCCTAACGTATCGCCTTAACACAGGTTCTACTAAGACGCCTGTCGGTACATTTTCAGCTTTAGCAATTTCTTTAAGCCTCGATTTCGTATCATCGCTAATTCCGTAAATTTCCAACCTTGTTCGTTTCTTCATATATGGTTGGAAGTTCCGTATGCAAATGATATATATAAACTTTCCTATACATATTCCCAACTTGCAAAACTTAATCCCTTCTTATTCAAATTCTTTATAGCTAACTCACACATCCATAACGCCATTACTGAATCAGGCGTATGCCCCTCTAATCTTCCATTCTTACCATATACCAATCTTGCCAACCCATCTGTTAACTTTCTCGGCCCCGGTCTACTGGCTTCCCTTATCTCTTTCTGCCACGGAATCGAGTATCTCTCCTTTTCAAACTCCAAGGCCAAGCCCGGTATCCCCACATCGTGACTGTGCTTTTCTCTTCCTGTGTTGTGCCCTTCAACCGGAAGGCCCGCCAAATCACTCGCACTATGAACCACAAGTCTCTGATACCCATTAGATTCTATCATTATAGTATCGGGATTAAATCTTTTCGCAAGCTCTCGTATCTTTAACACCTGAGTCTCTAACCAACCACTTCCCTGTGCCATTACCTTACCTGTCCAACTGTAAAGAAGTCTACGATGCTCATTACTCTTATTGTAAGCCACAATACAGTAGCTTGTCTCATCATTCTGAGTGTTCATACCCACAGCCAAGTCAACGCCCATTACGACGCTTATTTCGTCAGTGTAATCTGGAAGACCCATATCCAACTTATCATCCAAACATCGCTGAAGCACCTCATACGGAATTACAGCACTCTCTGGGTCCAACGGATTTAACATATACTCAGACTCAAAAGCACGACTTCCCATTGTCTCCTTTTCTTTGTCCAACCGCTCCTGATTCCAATACTCAGGCCAACGCGGTGTTCCATCCTCCAACAACGCAGGATGTCTAACAACATTCCACTCCTTACTCTCACTTACCCAATCCGTTATGTCATTTACCCTTTTCTGAGTTCCTACCAATAACATCTTAGACTCTGGTAATCTCATCGGCATCACAACACGCTGAACATAATGAATCACCTTTTCATCCGTAAGATTTGGAAACTCCTGCAAAACGTCGTCCAAAATTATCATGTGAACGTGCGGACCCTCTAGCGCCTTTCCTATACTCGCACCGTGAACCCTACTTCCATTATTAAATCTCTTAGCTCCCTTCCTTATCGTAACTTTTCGCTCATCATGCTTCTCTAAATACGTACTCAACCGCCATGACCGCTTACAAAGTTCCTCAAACTGCTCCAACTTGTCCCAAGCCTGCTCCAACGTCGCCGAAATATACAACGCTCGAAAATTTGGCTGCTTGTGCATGTAATATGCCAGCACACACAACCCCCATGTCGTTTTTAAGTGACCACGCGCACAAATTATTGCAGAAAATTCTCCCTTCTCAAAACTTTTTTGCCACTCCGTATGCATCTCGCCCAAAGGAACGTATGCCCCCGGCTCTTGGTCCATATAATCACTCATCACCTCATCTATAAACTCATTCAAACTCAAAGGCTGCTCCTTCATTATCTCCAATGCACCTGCTATCGCTTGCGAAATATATTTTGAATCAGTCATCTTTGTATCGGCCTATAGTTATATCTACTTCTTTAACCTTTTTGTCATACCAAACTAATTTTTCATAAATATAATGTAAACTCTCCGACTCTTCTACCACTTCACCGTCTTTTATTATTCGTATGATGATAACCAACCCCTACCATCCCAACTATATACATCAAAATGACGCCTATACCTGTAGCGGTCTATCAAAAAACACCGCGTTACCTTCTCATCACTGTCATAATACGTCTCTCCACCACTTACTCGCTTAGAAACACAGTCTTTTAACAATTCTTTCAAATCTTTTACACTTATTACCCAAAGTTGCTTGTCCCGAACATTAGGAAGATAATATGCAAAATATAACGCCTTTGTCTTTCTTATTCCACTCTTTTTACCACGACACTTGTACTCTATCGCCATATTACCCGTACCTCCCTCATCCATGTTCTTCTCAAACAAATCTGTCTTTACCTCATACGTTACCACATCATACTCGTCATTCTCAAACAAAATATCAAACGCACTGTCATCATTATACTTAATAAATCGCAAATCAAGATACGACTCACAAAAATGACGAACTGCCTCCTCTCCCTTGTGACCATCTGCCAAATCCTTCTCAAAATTGTTGTTTACAATAATAACTCCTCCGAAAACTTCTGATTAGCGTTAACTACCCTGATTTCTAACGGATACATGCCCTTTTTCTTAGCTATAGACTCTACACCCTCTGTATTTACTACCTCATAGATAATACCCTCATCAGCATCTATAACATCTGCACGTAAACCACTCGGCTCAAATATCGCCTCTGTGTAAAATTCATGACCCCACTCCTTTAACTTCCTGCAAATCGCAAACTTCATCTCAATATGTGCCTTTGTCTCATTCGTACTCCACCGAAACGCATTACGATTTCGATTGCTCGTTCTTAATAATCTACTTATTTTGTTTCTCTGAACCTGCTTATTCATCTATATATCTCCGACACGCCTTACATGTTACCTCATGAGGCTTATCTGATGCCTTAACATACATCATTCCTTTAATATCCTTAACATAACGACCACACATCGTCCACTGTGACTCACCTAAATACTTATGAACGATTTCCAACTAAATCCCCCATTATAGGTGTATATATCTCGTCCATCTTACACCTGTAACAATCCTTCATAGGACGACCCTCCTTCTTCTCACTGTAAATAAAATGCTCCTTGCCTATCAAACGATGCTCCTCCTCCCATCGCTCCCCACAAGCAAAACAACTAAACCTCCACTTCATTGCAATAACCTCAAACAACGCTTGCAATTTACAAATTTTGTGCCTCTCTTCTTCATTGCCGCATACTCCATAGGCGTTACCTCATAACCACACTTACTCAAATGCGCTACATCACTTGGTGCGTGTCTTTTTTGCATGCCTCTCCTCTTGCCATCTTACCCCTATCCAAAATCCTACTATAAATATTGAAAGGATAAACATACTAATACTCAACGCAAGAACATACTCACTCATTATTCTTCTCCGCAACCAAGTCCTTTATCATCTCCTTCATCAATAATACCAACATATTAAGCCCCATCTCAAAAGCCTCACGACTCTTCGTCTTGTAACCCATCACATTCTCATCTCGTATCTTTAACGCATGCTGTATCAAATCATCCAACTGAACAACCCATAAATCAAAACTGTTTTTTTTACTCATCCTAAACACTCCACACACATACACAACTCATCATGCTCATCAATCATTACGACACTCCTTGCAAAATCCACCAAACTTCTCATAATCTATATCTGGCGTTACCATTCCACACGCCTTACATCGCCAACCACCCTCAATCATCTTGGTCTATCCTACCTTCCATCCATCCTAAAAAATCAGAACAAGCATCATAAATTCCCTGCATGTAAATCGGATATAACTCATCCGTCACCTGCCAATGCTCATCACGATGCTCTTGCGTGTTTTTCATCTTCTTCAAACAATACGCACGTATATCCATATACTTCACCTCACGCTTCAAATCTGCCTCCGTAAACGTGTGCTTCCGCTTACCTGATATATACGAATCACTCAATCCATTACGCTTCTTGGCCTCAGGCATCCAAATCCCCTCGCAATAATGCAATGTACGTCCTCAAAAAATGCTGCTTCTTTGCCCTAGGCAACTCAGTCTCATCCAATGCCTTGTTTATACAATCATTAATGTGTGCC